ACCTCAATGAATACAACAAGAAAATCCGAGGGGGGATACTAATGGCAAAGAAGAGATTATACCAAATAGCAAAGGAGTGCGAGATTCCTTTTGAAGAAGCAATGGACTTAGCGTTTAAACATCTAGAAGAAGATATGATTACAGGAGCAAGACATTTAACGTGGATTAACGAGAAGGGGCAGGAGATATTAGATGATGTCATACCTATGCCCAATGTAGCTACCGAGGAAGAAGAAGAACCAAACAAATTAATATATAGGGGCAAGGTATTGAGAGAATGCCCAAACCCTATGTATGTTGCCGTTCATCACCGAGAACGCTTCTGTAAAGTNAATGTAAAGATNACTAAAAGGATGCAGGGTCAGTTGATTGGNAAGATGATTTATTTCGAAGAACGTAACGAAGATAATATAAAAANCTATCATTGGATTAAAAAGATTTGATAGATATGATAAACTAATACATACCAATGTTAAGCGATACAATCTCAGAGGAACTAACTTACGTCGGCAAAGAACCAGGAGTAAAATCCCTGCGTCAGGCGTACAACCAAACCGTAAATGAGCTAGACTCTTATTTCGATCTATGTCGTAGTAGCTATGACGACAGACGAAACTGGTGGCCTGGTAAGAGCCGTGACCTGCGCAAGCATGGTTCTGATGCTTTTCCATGGGAAGGTGCAGCCGATATGGAGTCTCACGTCATTGATGAGCGTGTTACTAAGTTAGTATCATTGTTTATTTCTTCAATGAAAAGAGCTAACGTAAGAGCTTTTCCCGTAGAGATGGGAGATATTGCTCGTTCTAAGGTAGTCTCTAACTTCCTTAAATGGATGGTATCTAGTGGCTACATTCCTCGCTTTGCCCAAGAGATGGAGCTAGGAGCCAACTATATGCTTGAGCGTGGCTTGTTAATAACCTACGTGGGATGGCACAGAGAAGATCGTCGATTTCTTCAGAAGCTAGACATAAATCAGATTGCTCAAATGTCTCCAGAGCTTGCTACTATTGTTCTAGAGGGCAATGATGATGATCAAATTGTTCAGCTTATCAAAACAACTTTTGACGGTGTAACTGACCGCAAAGCCAAGAGAGCACTCAAAGAAATACGTAAGACTGGAGTCGCGGAGCTTCCGGTAGTGCGCCGTCAAATTGATGTTCCAGATGTTAAGACACTAGCCCCTGATGGAGACTTTATGTTCCCTGCTTATGTCACGGATCCCCAACGCGCTCCATATTGTTTCTGGCGCACATACTACACCGCACAAGAACTAGAAAACAAAGTTGTTACTGATGGATGGGATGAAGACTTCGTTGACTACATGATAGAACACTATCGTGGAGTAAACATTGATTCTATTGAGCGTGAACAAGAAGGTCGTCGCTCTATAAGTCTTACAGACTCTGCGTACGAAGCTGATGAATTAATTGAAGTTGTTCATTGCTATCAACGTCTAGTAGACACAGAAGATGGATCTGAGGGAATTTATGAAACAGTAATACACAAAGACTTTGATGGTAACGAGAGACTAGGAGTACCAAGCTATGCTAAGTTCAGTTTGATGAATGGCTACGAGGACTATCCAGTGGTAGTTACAAAGCTCTCAGAGGACAGCAAACGTCTGTATGATACACAGACTATCCCTGATGTGTTACGTGGTATTCAACAGCAAATAAAGGTAGAGCGTGACTCTCGTATTGATCGAAACAGTCTAGCTACTCTTCCTCCTATTATGCACCCTGTGGGAAATGCACCTAAAGACTGGGGACCAGGTAGGTACATACCATATCGTAGAAAAGGCGAGTTCGAGTTTGGTCCTACTCCAAACTTTAATCAGGGTTCTTTAGAAATGGAACAAACTATGGAAAGACAAGCTAACGCAATGGTTGGCTTAGATTACCAAGATCCAATGAGCCAGATGCGTAGACAGTTTTTAGTAGACAAGTTCTTAGCTCACTGCGCCGATGTTCTAAAGTTAGCGTATCGTTGCTTCCAGAGATTCGGACCAGACAGTATATTCTTCCGAGTTACTGGGGTTCCAGATCCTCAAATGTTTGAGAAGGGTGATCCTGATGAAAACTTTGACATTTTGATTAATTACGATGTTCTTAATTCTGACCCAGAAGCTCAAGAAAATAAATTAAATCAATTAGTTTCGTTAACCCAACTGGACAGGAACGGAAGAATTAATATTGATAAACTACTTGAGGTTGCTGCTAGTAGCATTGATCCTGTGCTTGCTGACGCTGTTCTACAACAGTCCGATGAAGCTCAAGAGCAAATAGTAAAACAAGTTATGGATGACTTGACAAAAATCTTTGCAGGCATTGAAATGCCGGCTCGTCCAAATGGTGGTCAAATTGCACTACAAATTATAGAACAATATACTTCTCAGCCAGACGTACAACAAAGACTAGAAGAAGATGAAGCATTCCGAGCTAGGATGGAGAAATACCAAGGACAGTATATGTTTGCTATGCAGCAAATGGAGAACGCTCAGATTGGCAGAATTGGTACAGACCCCGCTCAAATGGGCGAAGTCGATACTCAAGGTATGTAGTGTTTGTCTTGTATTCTTAAATTGTAACGCAATGGCAGATAATAAAACACCAAGTCAGTTTGCAAATCAAAGAGTTCAAGAACAGCGTTCTGAGAACTACTTTAATATGTTAAAGTTAAACGAGGGAAACAAGCCAAAGGTTTATGAGGACAGTAAAGGTAATCGAACAATAGGCATTGGGTTTAATCTTGAGGATGCAGGTAACCGTAGATTTTTAAAACAAGAAGGCATTGACATTGATGAATTGTTTGATGGTAGAGAGTTATCAGATAGAGAAACAAAAATTCTTTATAACCACAGTTTAAGACANGCATTCAGTGATGCACANAAGTTTGACCCTNATCTAGCGCAACGCCCTGAAGCAGCTAGAATGGCAATAGTTGACATGGCGTTTAACCTTGGTTTAACTAGGCTTAACAAATTTAAAAAGATGAAGGCTAGCTTAATGAATAATGATTACCAAACAGCTGCTGACGAAATGGTTGACAGTAAATGGTACAAACAAGTTAAGTCTCGTGGACCAAGAATGGTTGACGTAATGCGTTCTGCATCTAGATAATTTATGGAAGAAGATATTAAGACCCTTGCTAACTACGAGGCTTTTGCTCGTTTTATTTATTCTATTGAGGCAGCTCGTGAAGAGGTTATTGCTGACATGGCAAACTCTTCGACGGAAGGAATACAGCAACTTAGTGGTCGTATCCTAGCCTACGATGACATCCTAAAAATGGTAAACTGGGACGCACTTCGTGAGCGTCATAGCCAGCAACTTGCATAGGGTGTTACAATAAATCTATCGCAATCATCCAGCGTATACGGATGGACAAAATTATGACAGAAGATCACTCAAGCGACATCGCCGAGTCGTTAGAAACACCGGTGGAAACAAACATATCAGTGACCGAGCTTGCCGCTCGCCGCTTAGGTGCTAACCAAGCAACCCAACCAACAGAAGAGGTAGAAGAAACCGAAGAAGTTGGGGAAGAAGCAGAAGTTGCATCAGATGAATTGGAAGGGATAGAGGAATTTGTAGAGGAATTAGACGAGAGTTCTGAGACTGAAGCAGAGTCTGAAGTTTTTTCTGAAGACGTTCTTTCACAGATTGACCTCGATGAAATGTCGGAGGATGACCTTAGTGAGCTTGGTAAGAAGCTTGGAAGCAAAGCTGTTGAACGGTTTGGGAAACTAACCGCACAACGCAAAGCTGCTGAAGAGGAATTACAGAAGCTACGCGCAAGCATGGAAGTCGATTCTAACGATCCATTAAAAGGAAATCAGCAAATCAAAAACAACCCCTATGGTAACATTGATACCATAGAAGGAATACAAGAAAAAGCTGATGAAATTAATAATATTGTTGAATGGGCTGAAGATGTATTGTTTAACGCGGATGGCTATGGTCCTGACGATGTAGTAACTGAAATTGAAGGAAAGGAATTAACCAAGGCAGATGTGCGTAAGAGTTTACTCAATGCACGTAAAAGCCGAGATAAGTTTCTTCCCGCTCAACTAAATGTTCTTAAATCTTTTGAGCAAGGACAAAATATTAGGGATGAGTTCGAAGAGCAAGCCATTGAAGAGTTACCCTGGCTACAAGGTGAAGACAATGATACTCGTCATCACTTTGAGTCTATGATAAATGATCCACGGTTTGAAGAGCTAGAGGGTGCAGTTTCGCCTGAAATCTCAGCGCAGCTTACATATATTATGGCTCATGCCGCTAATAGTATATATGGGCGTAAGCCAGTTGCAGAGACTAGACAATCCGCTAGATTAAATCCACCAAAGCAACCAACTGGTTCAGGTGCTCAATCGGAACGGCAGTTAAACTCAAGGGTCAAGAAAGTAAACGAATATAAAAACCAATTCAGCAAAACAGGCAGCAAGAGTGATTTTGTAACTCTCAGAACCCTACAACTACAAAACCGATAAATTAATATATAATGTCATTTACAAATACATTTGATACTACAAATACTGGATCGGCTGTTTCTAACCGTGAGGACCTGACTGATGTTTTGACCATCCTCGCTCCCGAAGAAACTCCAATCCTTTCGTCTGCTGACAAGAAGAAAGCCTCCTCAACATTCGTTGAGTGGACTGTCGATAGTCTTGCAGCTCCTAGCACTTCCGGTATCCGAAGGTGCTGATGTCACAGCTTTCACTGACCAGTTCGCTGGCCGTGCAAAGCTTGGTAACCGCGTTCAAAAATTCCGCCGTGACTACATGGTATCCGA